TTCGTAATCATCGTTTTGCTCTGAAATTGTAGAGCTTTTATAATTTTCCCATGTAGTTGAAGATTCATCTGAAGCAACATCTGTATTTGCACCACCTGTAGTAAATCCACCATCGTCATTTACAGCTGTTGTTATATCTCTAGGATTAGAAGTGTATCTAGTAGGATATATTATATGTTCTATACCGCTAGCATCACTCCAAGAAAGCTTAACATAATTAACATAATCAACAGGCATAACCATTACTAATGTAGCTGGTACTTCTATTTCCCAGTCTTTAAAACATTTTAAAGTATCATAACTTAATTCTTGCATACCTCTAGTAGCAAAAAAAGTTATATCTTGATCTGTACAATTTTCACATATCTTACCCTTGCCTACGTAAGTAGCTTTGAAAGTATTTATAATATCTAGCAAACTTACACTTTGGTAATTACCGTGATCACCACCTGAAGCGTAGTAAGCCTCTTGATCTGTTCTTAATATTCCCATTTTTATTTATTTTGTTCTATTTTTTCTTGATTAGCTAATCCCGCCCCTATAGCTGAAACATCTTGCTTATCGATTATTATTCCAGCTAATTGTAATATATTAAGTACTAAAGTACCTTTTTCTGATGGGTGTAATTCAAAGTTTTGTAAATCAGAGGCTGAAGAGTTATGTAACGCTTGTTCGTTAACAACATTGTAAGTCCAGTTAGCTGTCTTAGGAACTCTAAAGCACTCTACTGTAACATTAGAAGTTTTTTCTGTAGCAGAGCCAGCATATACAACTATATCTCTACCTGAAACTCTATTATCAGTGTAAAATGGATCAGTGTCTATAATATGTCTTACAGATCTTTTCATACGCTCAGCTTCGTTTATAGAAACTTTACGACATACTTGATCATTAAAAAATACGTTACCATATTGGAATATATCGAGAGCAACGCCGCTCACTGTTGTTGTTGCAGGAAATGTGTGTCCACTAGTCACTGGTAAAAACTCTGAAAAAGGTGCTAGCTTTCTGTCTAATAACTCTGTTATATCTGTTTCGTCTATTTCAGAGCTTCTGTTTGGCTCCAGTCTATCTCTTTGATTTTTTATATAAAAATAAGATTCAAATATAGACATTTGAGCTTGGTTAGCTAATAAGTTAAATTCTTGAGGAGTTATATAACCTCTTTGTTCTTTGTTAGCAATTGCTAAAACTCTTTGATATACTGTATCTATACTTACCGCCATAATATTTTTTTATTGTAGTTACGATCGCCCCGTAGGGCGACCGCTCTACAGTTTGATTAATTTAATCTTTTTTGAATATTTGTATATATCTCCATACCTTCGTCAGTTTTAAACCAAGCGGCTAAAGCTGAATATGGATGCTCGTCAAATGGTACTGTAAATAATTTTCTACCAGTTGATGCCCAGCTAAATGTTCTTTGATCACTAGATAATCTAAGTATATTTTCTTCTGTAGCTTTTATACCTAAATTTCTTAATTGTATATTGTCATCAGTAACTAACTCTAAGAACAATTGTGGGTTTGACTTAGCAAATAGTAGTAAATCTCTTTTAAGTTCTTTAGAACTCATCTTAGACACTTCAGAACCTATTTCTGCTCTCATAACAGCTTCAGCTAAATCTATATCTAGATTACTAGCAGCTTGTAAAGCAGCAACTTCAAATTCTAACCAATCTAATTCATTAGAGGCATCTACCACTGGTTTATGCTCATAATATAATTTATCTCTTTGTGGGTGGTATAATGATAAGAACTTTTGTAGAACTGTTTTGTTTTTAGGAACAAATAAAGCTCCGTTTCTAAATACAACATGAGATAATTTTTGATCACCTTTCATTTCGTCTACGAAACAAGTTCTTTGGTTTTCACAATATTTTATTTCTCTTTCATAACCTTGTTCTTCATCGAACCAGTAAAGCCCTGTAGATTTGATAATGTAAGTTAAAGGTCTCATGTTTCTTTTTAAATAAAAAGTTCTATCTTTTATTTCCCAAGTATCTTTTTTAGGTTTTGGTGTTTTAACAACTGGTGCTTCAACAACAGGTGCCTCCACCTTTTTAGTTTGTTTTTTCTTTGCCATAATATAATATATAATAAAATTAATAAATAAAGGGGTTGGGGACTAGCCCCAACTCCTTAATATAAATGCTTACTTCATTAACATAAAGTTGTTAGCACCTTGTACTACTAAACATCTTTCAGATAAGTAGTGAATTTGCATTGCATCTAAAGCAGATGTAGTAGCTCCAACAGAACCAGTAGTCCAAGTCTTGAAACGTCTATCATCTGATTGAGAAGCTCTATATCTTACGTGTAAGAATGGTCTCTTTAAGTTTTTACCTAAAGTTTGGTCATACACAGAAGATACACCAGCAGGTATCATGACACCTCTAATTGCATTAGCAGTATCAATAGCGTTAATAGAACCTCTTGTACCTTTGTCATTTAGGTATTTAAAGTCAGACTTGTAAAAGTCGTAAGAACCTCTTCTAAATCCAGAGAATCCTAAATTTAACGCCATGTCTTCTTCGTTGTCGAATACTCCGTAAGAAGTACCACCAGCTCCGTAAGAGTTCATAGAAGCTAACATATCATCTATAGCTAAAGCAGTAGCTCTGTTTATAAACATCATGTTTTCTTCAATAGCTCCTTGATTGTCAAACTCAGCTAATATAGCATCGAACTCAGCTAAATCAGTAGCAGCGTTAACACCAGTTACACCAGTAGTAATATTACCTCTATCTTCGATAGCAGCAAATAAACCTTCTGTACCAGCGTTAGCTTGTAAGTGAGTATCAACTACAGTGTTAGCAGCAGTAGTAGAAGCTCTAACTGATTCAAGCATAGACATCTCCATGTAGTCAGTAAATCTTGATCTAGTGTCACCTTCAGCTTTTAAGTACCATAAGTAACCTGATTGACCGTCTTCACCAGATATTTCAACCCAACCAATAGCAGACGCATCAGATCCAGAGATCTCATAGTAGTCTTTCATTATGATTGGCTTGTTAGTGAAAGTTTTGAATGAAGGCTCATTAGCTCCTCTACTATCAGAACCATTGTAGTTATCACCTTTCTTAAATTCAGAACCATAAACTAATACTCTTAATGCATGATCACCAGAGCTCCAAGTAATACCAGCAGCAGCGTTAATTGTAGTTGTAGAACCTCCAGCATCGTAAGGAGTAATAGAAACATCTCCATTTGATGAAACAGCTGTTACAAGACATGGTAAAGTAGCTTGTGAATCTGCTAATAAAATCGTATCATTAACTCTAATACCGTGGTCAAAAGCTGTATCATTGTTAGTAACAGCTAGACCATCGATGTCTTTAGTAATTCTGATCTCACCACCATCATTTGTACCACCGTCTTGGTTTGTTCCACTTTGTAAAGTAGCTTGGTAAGCTAAATGTAACCTACCTTGCTCTGACCAAATAACTTGGTCTGAAGTCATAGACTCCTCTGCACCAACTTGCTCAAGAAAACCACCGATAGTTCTGTTTCCAAAAACTTCAGCTTCTTTCTCCATTAAGTCAGGCAAGTATTGTTGAGCCCAACCCGATGTGTCGTTGCTCGTAAAATCGATGTAGTTTGAAGATAGTGTTTGTTTTCTTGAAGAAGGTACACTATTCAAATTTCCACCAGGGTTTGAAATTGCCATAATTTTTAATTTTTAATTTAGTTATTTTTTTCGTTTAATTTTAAACTTAAAGTCACTAGAATCCTCACCTAATGCTCTCACTTTAATTCCTCCAATAGTATCACCACTATGTTGTTGTCTAGGGTCCATATTTATGTTTTTAGCTTTAGCGACACTATCTTTCATAGCATCAGCTTTACCTTGTTCATAAAAATGTTTTGCAATAGCATCAGAGTTCATTGCAGTGTATAAGGCTTTGTGATAACCACCAGCATCTTCTATTTGACCTTTTTCATTAAGAAACTTTCCTATGAAATTATCAAGTGAGCTTTGTGTTTGTTTTACTTTGTCAGCATTATTAACATTAAACCTAAATCTTTTGTCCCCAACTTTATATTCAAAACCTTTGAACTCGTCATTAAACACGTTGTTAGTTTTATTTAAAAATACTGAAGTAGCCTCTTCTTTGATTTTTTGAGTTTTCTCAGACTCTTCGTTATATCTGTTGAAAAAATCCATAGCCTTTTTAGCTTCAGGCGTTAACCTTGAGCCAGCTTTGATTTCATCATAGTATTTGGATTTAAACTGTTCCAATTCAGTTTTAGCGTTGGCAACTTGCTCTTTTAACGCTAGTTTCTTTCTTTTAACTTCTCTTTCATCATCTACTTCTGCATCATAAGAAAATTGATCTTCCATCATAAAATCAATTTCATCTGCTTGTAAATGAGGTTTAGTAGTTTTATAATATTCTTTTAATAAAGTTAAATTATCCATATCGGAATAATCTATATTTAACTTTACATAGTCGTTTATATCTCCGCCTGTATCTTTCATAAAGTTAACTAGCTTTTCTACGTTTTCTGGTAGTTTAGGCTGCTCTGGCGCTTTAGGTGTTTCTACTTTAATAGGTGCTGGAGCTTCTTTAACTTTTACTTCTTCTTCAGTTATTTCTTCTACAACTGGAGTTTCTACTTTAACTTCTTCTGTTTTTTCTTCTACAGGTTGTTCTGGAGCTTTTATTTCTTCTACAGGTTTATTTAAATCTACCTTAACTATATCTTCAGCTTTTTCAACTAAATCTTTAAGATCTAATTTAGTTACACCATCAGAAGGCTCTTGAAATTTTTTCTTTTTAGGTTTTTTCTTAACCTTAATTTTTTCTACTTCGTTGTCAACTTTTGGTTGCTCAACAGGAGTATCTGTTGTGTTTTTGTTTTCTTCCATAATAAAATATTATATAATTAATTAATTAATGTTACTGCGGCTCAAAAGCACCTAACCTCATACCTCCACCAATAACGTCGTTACCAGCAGACTCAAAAGGTTTTTCTTTTGCCTGAGCTTTTGTTTTTTCTAACTGTTGTTTTTGTTGGTTACCCATAGCTTGTCTACTATCCTGTCTATTTTCTCTAATATTATTTATTTCTTTATTTTTTACATGGGTGGCATTTTTAAGTTTCATGTTTATTTCATACTCATGATCCATTAAACCTCTTTTAACTTCTGCTTCAGCTTGTAAAGTCTGTTGTTTTAACTTAGCCTTAGCTTGTTCTAACTGTATTTGACTTTGAACTATAGCTTGTTGTTTTTGCATTTCTGCTTGAGCGGCAGCTTGCTGTGCTTGAGCTTGAGCATCAGCTTGCGCTTTCATATTTTCTTGTTGCATTTTTTGTTGCTGTTGCATAGACTTTTTTCTACGAAGCTTTAATAGTTGATTAGCTAATCTTACATTTTTTACCTCCCTTAAATCTATAACATCTTCTAACTGTATAGTTTTTTGAGCTAAAGCAGCTTGTATATTGTTTTCTAATAATTGTTTTTCAAACTCATCAGCTTCTAACTCTAAAAATATACCAAAGTCATATAAATGTAACTCTGATATTTCTTCTAACGTAGCTACATTATGTACACCTATCGCCTGTATAAAAGCGTCTTTTGTTGGTGAGTATTCTAATATATCAGACACTCTAAGAGACAAGGCTTCGCACGTTTCTGCCGTTAAAAACATACCGGCATTTAGTATGTGTCTAGTCGCCGTGTTACTATTTGCAGCCGCCATTTTTTGTACGCCTACTAAAGCTCTTTCGTCTGGAGTACTACCATCTCTAGCTTCGTTTAAACCTGTTGTATCTCTAATCATTTGTAAATAGTAGTTATACGTACCAATTAAACTCTGCATCTTAGCACCACTACCTGATTGTATTTCTTGTATAGGTATTTTACCTGGATTAGGATCACCATCTCCTGTAAATGATCTACCTATAATACTACCTGTTTGGAAAAACATATTTAAAGCTTCTTGTGGGTTATAGTTTGTTCCATTACCTAAATCTATTTCTGCTAAACCATCTGCATCTAAATAAATACCATCAGGTATCATACGTGACATTACTTGTTGTAGTTTTAAATGTGTCAATTGTATCATATCAGCAAAACCAGTTATTCTGCTTACTAAAGACTCTATTCTACCTTCGTACATACGAGGAGCAACTATACTGTAGTTCATTTTAACTTTAGTATAATCACTTTTAGGTCTCATCATGTTTTCTGCTTTGCTCCATCTCAAAAGTATATTAGTACCTAGTACTATAGCACCATCATACAAACACTCTACTTTTTTATCTAATCTACCAAAGTTACCCTCCATATCTTGAGGCGGGTTAAACGTATCATCTTTTTCAATTATTTTTTCTGCGCCAGTTGGCATTTCTTTTAATTTATAAACTTCTGAATTAAAAGTTTTATAGTTAAAATATAATATACTTAATTTGTTTTTATCTTTATCAGAGTTATAAGAGTTGTATTTAGAACCTCTATTAGAATTAGCATAGCTACTACTTTCTATTTCTTTTAATTGTTCTGGTGTTAAATGCGGAAACTGTTTTACAAGCTCGTTAATAGTTATTGTTTTAACTTCACCTACATAATATATGTCTTCAAAATAAGGAGATTCAGTATGTGAATAAACTAAATTAGCAGGATCAACGTAATTTACTGTAGCGCCTTCAGAAGTATTAAAAGTTGTTTTAACAGCTCCTATACCTAAAACTGTTAAATCGTAATAAAGTCTTTTTCTTATTAAATCGTAATTACTACCTTTTAATAAAACGTTTATCGCTTGTTCATTAGCTAACTCTACAGCTTGTTTGTAGTTTAACTGCATGTGTAAAGCTAACTCATCGTTATCTTCAGGTATTTCATCTTTTTTATTTTCATAAAGATCCATAGCCATCATATTCTTAGCCATGTCGTTAAAGTCTTTAGTATTCATGTCTTTTAATATAGACTCTACATACTTAGTTCTTTTTTCTACACCGTGTGGATCTTGAGAAAAAGCTTTAACATTAAATAATCTTTCTGTCATACCATTAACTACAATGTCTACAAACTTAGGTATTATAGGTACTGGTTTCCAGTCTAGATTTAAATAGCTTAAGTCACCGTTTATAGATAACTCATCTTTATATTTTTGTATTGATTGTTCACCTCTAGCGTATAGTCTTAGCTTATGAAAATTATTCACATCATGAGCGTATCTATTACGACCGTAGTAATTATTGTTAGTACCAAACCATTCGTTTTCTATAGCCTTAGCAACTTTTAAACCATAGTCTGCTGATGACTTTTCTAAATCACTTACTATTTGGCTTGGAAAATTTGTATAACTTCTCATATTACTTTTTAATTAATTTTGATGAATATCCATTGTTTGAATATTTAGCTATATTTAAATTTAATTTTTGTTTTTCTATTTTAGCGTTAGGAGCATATAAATGTCTATTACAAGCCATTATAGCTAAACCACTACTTATAGTAGCATCAAACTTTGTTCTTTTATTTATGTCAAATTTAGCCCAATCATTTAATGTTCTATTAAAATACATATTACCCCAGTTACCATTACCCACGTCTCCTACGTATTGTTGTATATACATTTCTATAGCTGCTGCATGAGCTTGCTTTATGTCTTCACTTGAATTAGGTATACCACCTATTTCTTTTTCTGTTACAGATAATTTATTCCACGCTTTATCTGGTCTGTTCATTGAATAACCTCTGTAACCTCTACGCCTAAAATAATATAATAATCTAGGCTTATTATTCTCTGCTAGCAACGGCATGCCGTAAAATATACACGCCATTAAAACGTCTTCAAAAAATATTTCTGCAGTTTGTGGTCTAGCGATATACTCTAAAAAAAATTGATTAGGCGGAGCGTCTTCCATACTAAACTTAGTTAAACCGTGTAAAGAACCATTAGAACCTCTACCATCTACTGTTCCTGATATATCGTAACTATCACAACCAAAAGCACCCATGTGCTCATTACCAGGATATTTAATACCATTTTTAAGTATAATCCTATTTTGCATGTGACTTTGAGGTACCCAGCTTATTTTAAATCTACCGTTTTTATCTGGATAAAATATAACTTGTGTATCTTGAACTCCATTAATCCACTGAAAATTACCAGTAGAAATTACAGAGGACGTCCCTAATCCTTCGTTATAATCTATTTGATCATATAGCCTTACTAAATTAAATATACTATTTCTAGTCTCATCTCTAAAGGCATGCTCTGTAGTTCTTGGAAATTGCCTATAAAATTCGTTTAAAGCGTCATGATCATCTTTCAAGCCAGCCGCCTCGTTTTCCCAATGTTCTATTATGCCTATGTCTATTAGTTCGCCGTCTGGTCCGACAACATTTGCATCTGGACTATCAAAGACTGGATGTCCGTATTCGTCAATAAATCCTTCGTAGTTCCACTCCATTGGGATAAAGAGAGAATATAGACCAGACTTTGTCTGTCCATTACGATTTCGCTTAGTGACATCTGATGCATTATATAATTTTTTAAAGTTATCTCCACCTTTTTCTAAAGCATTTGATGTTGACCCCATCATACACTTGCCTACTATTTTGCTACCTAATCTTAAACAAGTTTTTGTAACTCTCCAGTTGTTTAATATATTATCTGGTCTTTCCCACTTACCACTTTCGTCGTGTACTAGTAAATTAAGCTTTTCTCCATCATAGCTATTGTCACCTGTGTTTTTCCAATCAATAGTAGTATCAAGTCCAACCAAGTTTTCCTGCTTTTCGTTTGTAGTAATTTTTTTACGTGTGAATTTACTTGCAGGCACACGATAAGCAAGTTCAGACTTAGGCCTATCCATACCGTCTTGTATTGGTTTAAAAAAGAAAG